TTTCCAGATGCTTTTCTATTTCATAGATATCGTTAAATTCAGTATTGTTATTTTCATTAAATGAATGCCAGAAATCATTTACCTTAATTTTTAATTTTTCATAAAATTTGTTAACTGCCTTCTTCCATACAAATGTATATTTATTTGCATTGGCTTCGATTTTCGTACCGTCAATAAATACATTTTCCAAATCAATTTCATTTAATTCGATTAATTTATTTATCAGCTGATAGAACAGATCTTCAATTTCGATTTTATAGTTGTCAATAAATCTGGCAACTGTGTTATGATCAGGGGCAGAGCTTCCCCTTAAGATCCACATGTAATTAATATTTTCCCTACAATTTTTTTCTATAGCTCTAGTAGTGTCGACACTGTCAAACATAGCATATGCAATGATAAAAAACATTTTGTCAGCTTCAATTTTATGCTTACGACCTTTATTTTTAGAGTATGCTTGCATTAAATATCTATAGTCTAATCCCTCCAATAATTTGCTAATTACTCTAACAGGCGATGATTCGGAGATATTCACTCCAATATCCATAGGCAAAAACAATTGATAATTTGGGAAAAATGTAGTACAATTAGTTGAATGGTTATTGTTTTTTGTCATAATTCAATTATACCATTTTGCCGAGATTTTATCTCGGTTTTTTCTTTTTTCAAAAAAAAGAAGCTGAACTCAAAATTTTAACCATTTTGAGACAGCCCCTTTCTTAAGTATATATGAGTGTTCTAACTCCAAATTAAATATTTATTGCTCCGATAAATTTTCCCCAGATTTTAAATTCATCTTGTTGAGGTTTAACAACGATTGGCAAATAAACATGATTGTCGCTTTGCAGGACAACTTCGCTTTTTGTTCTATAGAATCGTTTTACAAAGTAATCCCCATTCAGAAAAAAGATTCCTATGTCCCCATCTTTCAGATTTTCATTTTTAGTCGGATCAAAAATAACAATTCCTCCGTCGTTGAGAGTAGGCTCCATGCTGTCACCATGAATAAATGCTGCACGAAGATTTTTATATTTTAATGGCAATTTTATATATGATTCCGGAATTTCATCTATAATGCTCCCAGCTCCTGCGGCAACCGATGAAAATAACGGAATTTCTGCGTAATCGTTTCGTATATCATCAAATATTTCAGCAATATTCTTTTCTATTGCTTCCTTTTCGTGATAATCATCTATAACTTCCTTATCTACATAACCAATCATTTCATAAAATTTTAATACATTAATTTTATATATATTTGAAAGTGCGATTAAGTGGAAAGGATTTATTTTTTTTCTACTAGCATTTTCTATACGATTTAAGTCAGCAATGTTAATATTTGTTTTGCTTTGAAGAAATTCTAATGTATATCCATTTTCAAATCGTAATTTTTTTAAATAATTCCCAAATTCGATTAATTTATCATCATCAATTTCATTTTTCATAAGAGACCTCCGTTTTAATTATAATATTTTTTCTTTTACTTTTTGGTAAAATATATAAAATATATTTTGTTTTTTCTCAAAATAAAGGTATAATAATTTTGACAGAAGATGAAATCACTTTTTCTTCGTTCGACTCCTTTAATATTTATACTGACAGTTTAATCGCTGTCAGTATATCTTAAAATAAAAATACCGCCTTTTAAAGAGTATTTTAAATAAAATCTTAAAATATTGTTTTGAAGGCGAGCTCTAAAAAGGGGAGAATGTCCTGCAATAATAAATATAAGTGTGTCCTTTGGATTAAGATTCTATACCATTTGCTTATTCACACGGAATAAGACCTCCTTTCGTAGATTTAGGCATGTCTGCTTATTCTCACCAAACAGTAAGTAGATATGTCTAAGTCATATGACAGGTATAAAAAGACTTGCCAAAAAAAATATTACCTAAATTACTGCTGATACCGGCTTTAAGGTATGAAAGTGGTTATTTAAAAAAATTATAATTTATTGCCAAAAAAACGGCCTTCATATTTCAATTTTAAGGGCGTTCATAGCATGTAGACATATAAAGTATAGGCTAAAAAATAACAATTGCCATAATGCTTTATGTGGAAAACTGAATAAAGTCCAGTGCATCGTCTATCGTATGGAATTTTATTATAATTTCATTCAGGCCAGGAGACTATAACTCCTAAAGTATAGCATTAGAAAATCAGATGTGGCTGGCATCAGTAAAAAAACAAGTGGTGGAATTCAGTTGCTGGCACAGTAATGTGTCAGGGAGAACAGAACAGGTATTTGACTATGTATGGTCAAGTCATTCAGTGGGCGAATTGCTGAATTAATGTTCTGGAATATGCGACGAGTCGACGGCTAAACCGATAGTCAAATTTTTTATCTCTTATTATTTGCAGATTTTTAAAAAAAATTTGTGAATAGTAGGAGAGCATAGCTCGGATGTCTCTGAACTCCTCTCCAGTCAAAATTTTTTACCAAAAAAAGTCAAGGGAAAAAGCTACTGGAAGAAACAAGAAAAAGTAAACCATTAAAGAGTTTCTTAATAAATAAAAAATTAAATAAAGATTTAAGTGTATATGAGTCTAACTGTGACAAAATAAATAAAAATATTATAACTAAACAGAACGAAAGGAAGAAAAATGGAATTAAAAGATTTTAATGAGATTGTATCAGGATATGATTTTGAAAAAGTAGAAATAGAAAAAGGGATTTTAAAAATAACAATTGCTGAAAGTAAGCAGTTTATGATTGATATAAAAACAAGTAAAATTCTTTTATTTCCCTCCATTTCCCTAAATTTAGCTCTGGAAGAAATCACGAAGATAAAACAGTTGATAAAAGAAATGAGGTGGAATCTTGTCGTTGAATGATATGCTACAGGAATTTGAAGAACATCTGAGAGGAAAATATTATTCAAGACATACTGTAAAAACATATCTAGCAAATTTTAAAAAATTCATGGCTGATATGAATATTTCTACTATTGAAGAAATGAAGAGTGAAGTTTTCCTCAAATATGAAGAGAAACTGCAGAAGGGAAAAAAGAAAGGTCAGACGATAAACACAAAATTCGAATCAATCAGAAGCTTTTTAAAATTCCTGTACGAATCAAAAAAAATTTTAGCTCCTGTATGTGAAATCAGAGAGTATAAACTTAAAATAAATTTACCGGAAATAAAAATCCGGATATATGACAGATTTTATAAAAAAGAGCTGTCAATCAAAGAAGTAAAAAGAATTCTCAGAGAAATTCAGGCTGAGTCAAACAAGTTTTATAGACTGAGAAATGAAATATTAATTCAGTTGCTTGCCACAACTGGACTACGAATATTTGAAGCATTACAACTGAATATAGACGAAGTTATTTCTGGTCGATGCGAGGTTGTAGGGAAGAGAAATAAAATCCGTACAGTTTTGATACCAGCAACGGTAGTTAAAAAATGTCGGGAATTTAGAAAACACAGAAAAGAGTTGTATCTCAAGAATGAAAAATTGTTTATTGGCTTACAAGATCAGACAATAAAATCACATAATTGTCTGATAATATTAAAAAAATACGGGAAAACAGCAAAAGTTAAGGAAAAAAAATTATTTTTGCATAATCTACGGCATTTTTACACAATTGACTGCATAAAGCAAGGAATAGATTTAAATACAATTGCTCAAAATCTAGGAATTGAAGATCTAGAAGTTTTAAAAATTTATCAGTCAAGAGATCTAAAAGTGTTGCAGGAACAGAGTAACAAGAAAGGAAGAAGATTGCTTGTTTAAAGAAAAATTCATATATTGTCCTAAATGCGGAGCTAAGCTTGCACTGGAAATAGATGGAAAGCATGAAAGAATAGTTCATGTGAAAGGTTCAAAAACAGAAGTGATGATAGGAACTTATAAAACAATTCTTATTTGTAACAGTAAAAGAGCAGACACAAAGCATAAAGAAATATGTGGCCAAAGAGTTGAAATTGAAAACGGTAAATAAACAACCGTTTTTAAAAAATAGAATTAAAAGTATATATGCAATAAAAAAGATAAAAAAATAAGGAGTGAAAAAAATGAAAGTAAATGTTGTGAAAAAATCTGTAAAAGAGAAAATGATAGTAGGAGCTAAAACAAAGGAAAATATTATAATGACAATTTTTGGAGTATGGCTATTACTTTCTGCATTAGGAATGGTTCTAGCAAATGATTTTTTAAGCTGTGTCAGAGTAGCAATTGCCAGTGGAGTATCTGCAGGAGTTTTGATAGTAGCTTTAAAAAATTTTTTTGGGAGAATATTATGAAAAAAATATTAGATACTATATTTAGAAGAAAGAAAAAAAGAATCACAAGAGAATTAAAAATTATAGAAAATGGGAAAGAAAGATGGATAAGAACTGATACTAGGAGGTTCTAATGCAAATCAGAATAACATATTTAAATAAAGAAATAACAGAGCTTTCGGCTCTGCAATATAAAATAATGAAAAATGATATTTTAATAGATGAAAAAATATATAAAAAGGAACAGCTATTAAAAGTAGAAATAAATGGGATATCTGTTTTTGAAAGAATAGTTGAAAACAATGACAGATATTCCAGGATAGAAGATTTTGAAGAATTTAAAGGAAAAACATTGAGGGAAAAATGGACAGATTACAAGCAAATAAAAAGTTTCCGTTATGATTCAGCCTATGTAAATCCTTATATAATGAGTGTTTATAATAAAGAGAGAGATTTTAGCTATGAAAAATTTTTCCGGACACTGGCTGATATGAAAAAATTTATAGATGAAAATTTAATATAGCTGAGAATATAGGAGGAATGATGAAAAGTAAAGCAGAGATAGAAACAAAAAAGAAAGAATTAGAAAAAGAAAGGTTTAATTACATACAGGATAATTTGTATCTTTTAGTACATATGAAAGATGTAGAAATAAAAATACTGAATTGGGTATTGGAGGGAGAGTAAATGGAAACAAAACAGTTATATAAAATGTTAGGCATGGTAAAAGAGTTTTATGAAGCATTTCATCAGGTAGCTTACATGTTTAATGGCAGATATATTAGTAAAGATAGAAAAAAATTAAGGGAAAAACTATTTAATGAAGAATTGAAAGAATACCTAACAGGAGAATTCAGAGAAAATGTTTCTGAGGAGGAAAAACAGATAGAAAAGCTGGATGCGGTTTGTGATATGTATTATATTGTTCTTGGAAATGTTCTTGAGAAATCAAGAGATAGACAAGACAGTATAAGAAGTGTGAGAACAGGGAAGGAATTTCAATTAAGAATAGCAACTTACTATCAAAATGAAGCTAGATTTAATAATGAAATTGTCCTTAAAGCTTTCGAAGAAATCCATAAAAGCAATATGAGTAAGTTAGGATTAGACGGTAATCCAATATATAGGGAAGATGGAAAAATAATAAAAGGACCGAATTATTTTCCTCCAGATTTAAAGAAATTCTTTAAAAGAGGTGCATAGAATGATAAGAAAATTTTTAATTAAAAAAATTGAAGAAAAATATAATAAAATAATAAATGAAGAAAGAGGAACTGAAAGAGTAGAAATGATATTTGAGAGAAGCATATACATATGTAATAAAGATTCATTTAAAACTTTGGAATTATTGAAAATATTAGGGAAATTAAATAAATTTGAAAAAGATAATAAAGCAGAAGATCCTTATGATTTTCCAGCAATGGGGTGATAAATATGAAAAATATTGAAAATATAATTGATAAAATCCAAAATTTAAAAGATAGATACTGTGATTCAGCTTATTTAGAAATAAAAAAAATACTAGGAGAAAATGGAATAATAGAGAATAAATCTAAAGAACAAGAAATTCAAATAAAATTAGATAAGATAAACATATCAGTCAAATATGATAAAATTTATAGCCATAAAATATTAGTTGAAAATTATGTTACAGATGTAATTTTAAATTAGAGGGAGAAACAATGGGAAGTATCTATGTGACAAACGAAAAAAGAACGAGAGAGATGCTTAAAAAGAAAATGAAGAAAATATAAACTAATTTATAAGCAAAATAATCTGTGAAAAATAGTCATAAAAATATAGTCTGTTAGAAATAATGATTTATAAGTTCCTAATGGACTTTTTTTATTGTTCTATATATAGATATATATTATATGTAATGATTTAGTTTAAAGTTTCTATTAAAAATAAGGAAAAAATATAAACAGAAAAGCAGGAAAACTAAAAAAAGAAACTAGCAATATACTCCTTTTAAAGAGTTTCAGAGAAATGATAAAAAAGGACAAAGGAAACTCTAAAAAATGTAAACTGATATGACAAGAAAAAATTTAAAATTTATTCGTGCAATCTACTTTAAATTCTTATTTTGAAACTAATTTTCTAGAATTTGATTTGAAGTAGATTGAGATGTGTAGTCGAAAATGATAAAAATGACTCCGAGAATGTAAACGAGTTTATAAACTTTGAAATAGAAACTCCGAGATTCCAGTTTATATAAAAATGGCCGTTTTTTCTAATTTTTATCCCCTTGTAAGTCAATAAAATCAATACTTTCAGGGTTTTGATTAACTACATTTTACCGTAAATACTAGCTTTGAGCCTTGTGTCCGAGATAAATTTTAAAATTGAACATTATATAATTATTTTGTACATTTTTTTTATCAAAAACTATTGATTTTTTGTAAAAAATGAGGTATATTATCAATATAAAATGTTTAATTTGGAACATTTATATATAAAAGTTCAATTTTTAAAAGGAGTCGAAAAAATGAATAATCTGGCTATGGTAAATTATTATGGGAAATCAGATTTAGTAGTATCTGATAAAAAAAATTATTATGTTGAAAATAATATCAAGTACTTAAGAATACAGGAATATGTGGAACTAGAAAAAGGAATAAAGGATGACTTTCATAAAATGCTTGTGAGATTTCTATTTGAAACAGCAGCTAGAATTTCAGAGGCTTTGGAATTTGATATAAAGGACATTGATTATAATTATAATAAAGTAAAATTGATTAATTCAAAGCAGAGAAAAGAAGCAAAAAGGGAGTGCATCATATCAAAGGAATTAATGAATATGATTTTGATACATATTAATAAATACAAGCTGACAAAAAAAGATAAACTGTTCGTAAAAGTTACTTCTTCTGGCAAAAAAATATATAAAAGAAATTCAGCTTTTACTATGCTAAAAAAATACGGGGTCAGTATATTGAATTACGACTGGATAACTCCACACACATTAAGACACACAAGAGCTATTCACTTATTAAGTGAAAATGTGGATATAGTCAAAGTTCAGAAATTTCTGGCACATAAAAGTTTACTTAATACTTTAGTTTATCTACAGTATATTAATCGTGATATTGATAACAGTATCATACAAGCAAATGCAAGTATAGGTATATATTAGAGTTGAAAATTCTTTGATTTGTGATATAATTTAATCATAGAGACCAAGAGTCCTTTGAGTTATTTTAAATAGCTTGAAGGACTTATTTTTTTTATAATAGGGTGGTGAAAAAATGCAAGCATGGAAACTGGCGAAATTAAAACAATACTATCAGACTCAGATATATGAAGCTGGTGGTGATGACAAAAAAATAAATAAAAGACAGATAGCAAAATTATACGGAATATCTGCTCAAAATTTAAATAACTATATTAATAGGAAGAACTGGAATGATTTATCAGAGTTTGTTTATGTTCCGTTAGATTTAAAACCTGGAATAAAAAAGAATGAACCTCTGAATGGAAGCAGGTCAAAGCTTACAGGAGAAATGTTGGAACAACTCTTTGAATACGCAAGACGAACAAATGAGGATGGGAAACCTACTTATACAAATCAGGAAATAGCAGAGAAACTAGGAATATCTGTTTCCACATTTTATAAATACTATCAAGAGAATATCTATTTCTATAAAGCGCTCAGATCTGCAAGAAGATTAGGACAGGTAGAAGAGGCAATGTTTAAGAGTGCAACAGGATATAAATATGTAGAATCTAAAGTTGAAGATATAGTTGTAGGAAAAACAGGGGAAAAAACAGGAGAAATAAAGAATACGAAAATAGTAAAAGAAATGACTCCTGATGTGCGTGCACAAAAATATCTGATGTCTAATATAGTTCCTGACGAGTATACAGAAAATAAAAAGGTAGAACAGAAGATAACTGTATCTGAAGACATTAATCTTTCGCAATTATCTGATGAACAGCTTGAAAAAATGATGAAGGATCTGGAAGATGGAAATAAAGAATAAGCTTCAGAATGAGATATTAAAAAGAAAAATACAAAAAGAAAAAGCAAAAAGAAATCTGCTTGATTTCCTTATTTACGATGGCGAAGGAAGATATAAAAAGGCTAAACATATAGAATTTCTTACAAGTAAAGTTCAGGAGTTTGTCAATAAAGTGGAAGCTGGCCAGTCTCCGAGGATGTTCATATGTATGCCACCACGGCATTCTAAGTCTGAGACGACAACAAAGAAAATGCCAGCGTGGGTAGTTGGAAATAATCCAGACTGGGAAATAATTATAGCAGCTTATAATGCAGACCTTGCTAGTGATTTTGGGAAAATAGCAAGAGATACATATAAGAAGCATAATAGGAATGGAAGTAAAGTATTTGATAATGAACTTGATAGAGATAAATCAGCAGGTTCTAACTGGGGAATAAATATGCATAGGGGCTCTGTTGTCAGTACAGGAGTTGGCGGTTCAGCAACTGGTAAAGGAGCACATATTGCAATAATAGATGATCCTTTTAAAAATAGAGAAGATGCTAATTCTAAAATACAAAGGGATAAAGTTTGGAGCTGGTATCAGTCTACAATCCGTACAAGGTTAGCCCCTGGTGGCGGGATTATTATAATTCAGACAAGATGGCACGATGATGATTTAGTTGGTCGAATTATTAAAGAGATGCAGGCAGGAACAGGAGAATTATTTGAAGCTATTGTTTTACCTGCTATATCTGAAGAAAATGATATTCTTGGAAGAAAACCAGGAGAAGCATTATGGCCAGAGCGATATTCGTTGAAAGAATTGGAATCAATCAAGAAAGCTATAGGAGAGCGGGAGTTTATTTCTCTTTATCAGCAACGGCCACAGGCAGAAGATGGTGGCCTGTTTAAAAGACAATATTTCAAGTACTTTAAAGTAATAGAAAATAGATATATTGAAATAGCTACAGAAACAGGAATAAAGAGAATAGATACAAGAGAATGTTTTGCTTTTCAGACAATAGACACTGCACTAACAGTAAAGAAGAGCAGTGATTCCACTGCAATAGCAACATGGATTTGTGACAGGGAATATAACTTGTATCTGATTGATTTATTTTTGGATAAGATAGAAGTCCCGGATCAATGGACAACAATAAAACAGTACCGCCTAAAATATGATGGTTTTTTAAAATTTCAGGCCATAGAAACTAAACAGTCTGGAATAGGAATTATGCAACAGGCAGAAAGGGAAGGAATAGCATTAAAGGAATTAATAGCTGATGTTGACAAGACAACAAGAGCATTAGCTATTTCAGTAATGTTTGAAGCAGGGAAAGTATATTTTTATCAGAATTTACCCAAATTATTAGATTTGGAAGAACAGTTGATAAAATTTCCAAATGCTGCACATGATGATGCAGTTGATGTGTGTAGTTATGCTGGAATTGTTGTAAATGAATTAAATAAAATGTTTATTAGCTATGAGAAAAAATTTATAGGAGTATAAAATGGATTTTATAAAAGCGACAGCCAGTAAGCTGGTAAAAGAAATAATAAGTCTAGGGAGTTCTTCTGTTTCAGGCGAACTGACAGATGATTTGGTCAAACGAATGTTAAAAGATATGGATATTAAATCGGCAATAGAATTGATGAATGAATCCGTCATTTCACGGGAATGGATGATTGAAACAGATGACATGGAATATAAGGAACAAGCGCTGGAAATACAGAAAAGATTTAACAATATGAATATGTCTAGAATTTTAAAAGACATGTTAAAGGCAGAGGTTAAGAAAAAAAGTATTTTTGAAATATCTTTTGAAAATATGGCCATAAAAGATTTGGTACTTTTACCAAATAAATATGTCAGTTATGATAAAGAAATAGGCTGGAAAATAAAAACAAGAGATTCTGAAATCATTCTTGAAAATGAAAATAACAGATTTTTAACATGTATAAATAATGGGTCTATTGAGAATGTACAGGGTGAAAGTGAGTTGGAGCCCCTTATTAAACCATTTTTAGCCAAAGAAAATTTAGAAAATAAATTAAATGCAATTATAGAAAAATACGGCGATATTATTACTGTTTTTGCTTATGAGCCACCGCTAGAAACAGCATCTAAAGAAGAAAAAGATAAAAGATACAGTAGTGTAGAAGAACAGGCAAAACAACTGAAAGAGGCAAAAGGGAAAGATGTTCTTGCAGTTCCTGCTTCTGGCGAAAAACCGCTCAGTAATTTTGTTGAGTTTATTAAATTAGACGACTTAAAACCAGAAATTTATTTGCAATTGCAGGAAGCAAAAGAAAAAGCTATACAAAAATATATAATAGGATCTACTCTCGTCACAGGAGTAGACGGAAATAGTGGGAATAGAGCTTTAGGAGAAGTACATAACGAACAGAAAGAACTGAAAATAAATGCTAAAATAAAGAAAATTAGGGACTGGTTTCAGAAATTAATAGAAATAGATGCTGAACTTTATGGCTATGACTCAAGAAATTTTTATTTTAAATTTGTAAAAGAACTAGATGAAAAAGAAACTCTTGAATTAGAAGCTAATAGAACAAAAAATATTTCTGACAAAATAAATTACATAGTAAAAATCGTAGAAAGTGGTTATGCTTTCACAAAAGAAAAAATAGCAGAAATATTAGGCATTGAAGAAAATGATTTGGTAGAAGTCAAAAAGGAGTTTAACAATTTTGAATTTTCTAAATCTAAAAAAAAACTAGATATCAATAGAATAAATAAAAAGCGTGAACTAATAGAAAAAAAACAAGCACAATTTGATAAGTTTATCGATAATAACTTTAAAAAGTGGCAAAAAAAAATATTAAAAGCCATACGTGAAAAGATAGAGAAAATAAATAATGTATCAGATTTATTTAATTTGAGTTTTAACTATGATAATAGCTTAGAGGATATGATGTTAATGTCGTTGATACAAGGCTTTGATAATGCTGTTATCATTGATAATGAAATTACAGAATTTTCAGATGCAAAAGTTATAACAAGAAATGCTGCACTTGATATTTTTTTGAAGAAACATCCCTCTTTATATAATGATATTGAAAATGAAATAGAACATGCAAGACAAAAAAATTTTTGGATTAAAAAAGTCACGGATGTAAATATTACTGAAAAAATTTTCAAACAAATGTCAAATACTCTTGAAAATGGTGGAACATTTAAAGAATGGAAAAAAGATGTAGATAATATTCTATCTCAAAGTGGATTGATTTTAAGTGAAGGATATTTAAAAACGGTGTTTCGAACTAATATGAATCATGCCTATAATGCTGGAATATATATGAAAATGAATAAGTATAAAGATCGTTATCCATATTATCAATATTGTGGAACATTAGATGGTAGAGAACAGGAACATACAAAGGAATTAAATGGGAAAATATTTGAGATAGGAACAGCCATATCAGAAAAATATTTTCCACCAAATGGTTTTAATTGCAGATGCTATACGGTATCATTGACAGCTGATGAAGTAAATCCTAGTGAAGTTGTTACTGATGGGGATATTAGTCAAGACATAGGAGATTTTACGGGTAATATTGGAACTGATAAATATATAGAAACACTTAAAAAGAATTATAATGAAAAAGTAAAAAGTATTGAAAAAATAGAAAAAGAAGTGTTGCAAAATATAGAAAAAGAGGGTAAAATTAAAAAAGAAGAGAAATTTGTAGAAGCTAAAAACATAAAAGAAGCTAATAAATATGCTGAAGATGTTTTGGGGATTAAAGCTGATTACAGAGGTGTTGATATAAAGTGCGCTAACGAATGGAATAAAGGAATTTTTGAAATGAAACAATTATTCCCTGAAGTTACTGACAAATTAAAATTTGTTGGTTCCATACAAGGTAGAAATCAAAGCATAAAGAGAGAATTAACATACTATTTTAAGGAAGAAATAAATAGTAAATACAAAGGATTGTATTCAGAAAAATTATTAGAATCTATTGTTAAAGAGAATGTTGATAAAATATTAGAATTGATTAAGCCTAAAAAAAATACAATGGCTGTTTCTCTTTCATTATCAAAAGATGTTTTAATAAATAATCCTGAACTCAAAGTTGTATTTGAGCATAATGGGATTTCGATGAATAAAAATTATTTTCAAGATTATGAATTTGTAAAAATGGATAAAACAGAACAAGTTAATGAAAAATGGAAGCCAATAGGAACTAATACTGTAAAAGGAACTTTTGATCACGAATTCGGACACCAGTTAGATAAATTTTTAGATTTAAAAAATGATAAAGAGATAGAAAAAATACATAAACAATTAACAAAAGAAAATAGTTTTAAAGAAAAACTTTCAGGTTATTCTCAAAAAAGTAAAGCTGAAATGATTGCTGAGGCTTGGAGTGAATATAGGAATAATTCAGAACCTAGAGAAGTAGCTAAGAAAGTTGGAAAGAGAGTTGAGGAACTATGGCAACAATATCAGAGAAAGAAATAAAATTTAATAAAGAAATCTCAGAAACTCTTTACGGAAATGGCAAAACATTTGATGAAATTGTTAAAGCTGATATTTCAGAAAATGAGTTTAAAGAACAAGCTAAAAAATTATTGTGGACATCTGAAGAAATTGAAAATTTCCTTTCAAAACATAAAGAAGAAATAAA